TCGCTGGCTGAATGTAGGTCTGCATCAGCGTGGTGTTGTTAGCCGACAAAGTGCCGGCGATTACCTGCGTCACGAGTTCCGCGTATAGCGCCGATCCCACCGCTGGCTGAATGTGCATCTCTTGCACTTTCACAATGGTTGGACGTAGCTGCGTGTAGCTTACGTTTTCGCTGATGACCGAATTTTCGATCAGCGTATTTTCGCTAATAAATAGTGCCTTGCTCATTCGACAATTCTTTCAACTTGTGTACCTTTTTTTATTACCAACTGCTGCACCCACATATGGCGGCAGCTTGGCCGGTGCCTGCCATCTTCCATCGTCAGCCATCCGCCTCTGCGCTCCCATACGCTGTAACCCATCAACGCCGTTAGCTGGTTGATGTCATCGCGTGTGTATAGGCGTGCGCTGCTCAAGTCCATCATTACCTGGCAGAACTTGCGGCTCTTATCATAGCCGTCAGCCTTGCTCAACCCACGATATTCAGGCCTCCAGTCGTAGCGATAGCGCACTTCGACGATAGGTTCAGGCACTTTCTCCTCTTTGGTCGCTTGACCTATGCCGCGCTTCAACGGATACTTGTTGACTTGCAGGAGGTACTGGATGCGCTTGCGGATGCGCGCCTTACTCACCCCGAACTCCTTGGCCATCTCTTCAACTGTCGCATCCTCGCGTTTGCGCCTATATTTTACGATTTTGTCGTCCAGCGCCTTATCTTGGTCGGAAACGGCAAACTGCATGAAGAACTCCGCCTCGCCGTATTCGTTGAAGTCCAATTCGCGCTCTTGCAGCACCTCAAAGCTTTCACGCGCCTCACCGAACTGCTGACCGACTTGCGCCAAGAACTCCAACTCATCAGCTTCATCGGTGAACGCCTGCTCTTTCACGCCCAGTAGCTGGTCAACCTGTTCCGGGTTGAGGCCGAAGCCAGCCGTCAGCATCGTGCGCGCCTGTTCGAGGGTGACCTTGCCCTGTGAATAGTGGCGCACAATACGCATCAGGTTTTGGTACTGCCTGCCTGAAAGCGTCTTGATAGCCTCGTTGACACCTGCGCTCGCTTCTACGGCCGTTTCACCTGCGTCGGGTGTTGGCGTGCCAGTCGCCTCTGCAAGTGGCTCATAACCCGCCTTTTCGCGCAGTTCATCTTGCGTCAAAATCTGCATCAGCGCCTGCTCCGAAAGTCGTTCAGTGATCGGGTCGAAAGGCTGCAGGTAGAGGCACTCGTAGCCGTTGAATGACGTGAGGTAGTTGATCATGCGCTCGACGATCAAAACGCGGTTCATGATGTAGGTGTTCTTGAACAGCTCATACGCCTCCGACAGTTCTTTGCGGCCACCAAGCTGCCCCTCGGTTCTGATGCCGAACAGCATCGGCGAGGTGACGTTGTGCGCCACGAACATTTCTTCCTGAATCTGCTTGTTGAGCATGTCAAACTGCTTATCAAGGTCGCTCGGCGTTAGCGACTGTATGCTCGGCGCGTTTTCCTTGCCTGTCGAAAAGGTCAGCACAAAGCGCCCTGCGTTGTTTGCGCCGCTGAACTTGTTGCGCATCTGCCGCTCAATCTCTTGCTTTTCTTCATCCGTAGGGATGCCATCAGCGAAGTTGATCATCTGCCCACCCCAGAACTGATTGCGGATGTTGCTGATGTGAAACTTGGCGATCTCAACGTCGCACTCGATGTAAGCCAGTGCGCCCTGATAGTTTGGCAGTGGGTAGTGCTTGACGCCAGCTGCGTAGTGGCGATAATAGAATAACTGCTTGCCGACGCGGTTATTCGGGTCAAACTTAGGCATGCGCTCAACTTCCGCCCCTTTCGGGTACTGGCGGATCATACGCTCGTCGTACCAATCAGCAATCAGGAACATCGTATCATCCAGCGACACTCGCACCTTTTCAAACGGCACGTGTTCAATGAAGGCGATGCCGCCACCCCTGTTCCACGTTACCGCAAGCGCAAATCCGTTGAACAGTTCGAGATCCAATACGAACTTTTGCGTTAAGTCGTTGAGGTCATCGTCTTCGTTGACGTCAGCCATGAACGCCTCCGCCTTTGCCTGTTGCGCGACGGTGGTCTTATCCGCATCCACTGCCCACCCCTTGCCGGCAATGTAGTTGCACTTGCCGTTGACGATTGCGTTGTGCTTCGCGCTTTTCTTGTATATGTCGAGTAAGTAATATGGGTAGTCGTTCATCTCCCCGAAGGTATACAGGTCGTTGGCCTTGCTTTGCAGCATCAAAGGGTAGCGATAGTCCGCCTGTGGGATGAAGCTAAAATTCAGTTTAGTCATAAGAAACGTAGTCGATCGTGTTTGTTGTACTAGTGAAGCTGCCCTCCGTCGTTTCAATCATCGCCAATCCTGTTTCAAGGACACGCGGATTCGTCGTAGGTAGCAGGAAGCGACGCATAGCACGCATATAGCGGTTGGAGGTGTTGCCTTTGCTGTGCGTGCCTTGGTTGCCGTTATTCATATCCACCGTGAACGCCTGCGTCGCTGATGCCTGCGTCGATGACCAATAGGTGTGGTTTGCGAAGCTGCCAAGACCATCGCTGGCTAACTCCGTCCACATCATTCCTAACTCCTCCAGGGACGGCAGAAACCAGTCGCTAAAGTTGTTCAGCACCAAGTCATTGGCAAGCCTCGCGGCTATGCCTGCTGTTGCGCAACCTGCGACAATTGATGCCGTGTTGACAATGCCTTGACCAATTGCTTCGGGTGTTAGCCCTTCGGGTATCAGCGTCCCTTGACACCCCCACTCTGCGTTGCTCGACTGATTCACTGCCGCGGAGATGTAGGCATAGCCGCCATCGGTAAACGTGTATAGTCCGCCTTGCACGAAGTCGCCAGCAGCGTAGGTTGTCGGGTTCTCCGTGACCTCGTAGCGATACTGCCCTTTGTCCAATGCGCCCAACGTGAAGGCGAATTTGTCGTAGCGACTTTCGTAGGACGACAGGTTGTCAATCGCGTTGAGGTAGATGTCAGTGGCTTCCAGCGTCGCCAAGTTCGTCAGCCGCAAGCGGTAGACCGTCGCGCTGTTCGCGCGCTCCGTCCACGTCACCGCTATCGTGTTGCTCTGGCTCGCCTTGAGGTATAGCATGAAGTTCTTTTATTGAAATATCCCTCGCCACGTTTTTGTACAAATTGAACCTGCGTCTGGTGATTTCATCAATGTCAAATCGCTTCTGCATCTTCGCCGTCAGCCTGTCCGCCATCTCACGCGCCATCGCTGGCTCGTTGATCATAGCCTTCATCGACTTGTACCACTTCTTCGGTTGCTTTTCGTCGACCAGCACGCCATCCCAGCCGTCGGTGATGCAGTCGGCATACATGCAGACGTTGCTGGCGATGATCGCCTTGTTCATCCATGCGGCCTCGGTGACCTTCAACTCCGACTTGAGCCTGTTGAACTTATTGTCGCGAAGCGGTGCAAGCGCAACGTCAACGAAGTTGTAGCCTCCAACGTAGCTGTAAATATCCGCCGCCTGTATGCGTCCGTAGTTGTTGTTCTTGCCCTTATTGCTGAACACCTGCTCATACTGCTGATATATCGGGTTGCCCTCATTCCACCCGGCAAGGTACAGCATATATCGATTTTCCAGCGTGTGATCGTCGCAGAGGCGCGACAGTGGCAGTTCCAGCAATGCCACGTCCTCGGTGTGCTGCGCTGCGCCAAAGTAGCCAAAGCGTAGGCGCTCGCTCTTGGTAGGTTGCGGTTTGAATTGGTCGTAAAGTAGGTGCGGCACGTTCTCGCAGATTGTCACGTTGCGGTTGAGCTTGACGATTTCATCGCGGAGGTACGTCGTAGTCGTGATGACCGCATCCGCAAGCTTGACGTGTTCGGCGACAATCGCAGACATGTTCGTGTCGTGGTAGTGCTTGTAGAAGCTATGCCCTGTCCCCAAGTGCCAATAGTCGTCCATGTCAAGAATGATCTTCGCGCCGTACTGGCGCAGAATGTCAGCGACAGGCTTGACCGCATCCAACGGTCCTGCGATCCAAGTGCGGTTGTACAGGAATACGTCAATTGTCCGCAGCTCTTCGTCGCTCATCGTGCGCACGTCAGCGATGCTCACGAACTCGGCCTCGCTGCCGAACATCTCATGGACGCGACTGCTTGGCATCTCCAAGCGGTAATAGCTGCACCCTGTCGGATGCTGATTATAGACGATACATACACGCATACAACAAAGTTAGCCCAAAAAAAAGAACCCTGCGCCACCATACGCAGGGTTCTCCAACCAACCAAAATGCACGCTAATATACGCTACGAACCGCCAGTGATCTGCGTTCCACTGGTCAAAGCTGTAATTATTGACGATGACACCTCGCTGCATGGCAACTCCTCCATGCCCGTAAACGTCATCTCATAGCCATTGCGGTCACCCATAGCCGTTCCTGTTTGCGCAGTTCCAGCGGTAACATCCAATCCATTTGAGCGACCAAGCAGCCAGTATTTTCCATTTCTATCGGTGACAATAGCCATAAGCCTATTCAACCCAACCAGTCGCAGTTCATTGCGCACTGCTTGCGTCATGCGGTTAATCGGGAACACCAACTCTTGTGTGTAGAAAATCGTGCCATTCTCCGTTGACGCGTTGACAGTTTCGGTAAACTGACCAGCGCCCTTCGGTACTTCGTACTTGTAAAATCCTGATGCAGGGAACGTACCAGTGACAACGCCCGAAGCATCCACGGCAATAGTACCAGTGACGCTGTTGAAGGCGATGAGGCGTACCTCCGTGATGCCGCCCACATTGTCGCGGCATCCTAATTTATATCCAGTTGTTAAGGCGCAAGGCATATCTATTTCGTTTAGTTAGTTAACAAAGAAAAGAAGCGGGGAGGGTTGCCCCTCCCCACGTCATCAGCCTGCAGGTGTAGTCGCGTTAGACGCTTTATACAACACCATCTGCTCCGGGAAGGCGAACTGCACGCCGTACTTGAACGCGGCTTGGAAGCGCACTTGGTCGTTGTCATACGATGCCCAAATGCGGAATTGATCTTCGTCGCTCAACAAGTCTGTGCCGTAGTACAGGTTTTCAAGCGAAGTAGCAACGATCCTGCGCGTGTTGTTCATACCGTTCACCGCAACGACTTTCAGGTTCGTGCCGGGGAAGAACATCTCACCACCGCCAAGCTGTCCGAGGTCGCCTTGATACAGGTTCAATCCTACCAGCTTATTAGCCAACAAGCGATACACGTCCCAGCCGCAAAAGGCAACAAGGTCAGGCTTGCTCACGATTGCGACGGGGATGTTTTGGTAAACGTTCTCAAACGCTGAAACGATAGTCGCGTCGCTAAATGCAGCACCGGCCAAGGATGACACAATAGAGGCTGATGCCGTAGTCTTCTCCATCAGGTGCAAAAGGCCTACGGTCTTGTTCAAAGTCGCGTCACCGCTTATTGATGCAGACGAGCCTGTCCATCCTGATGCACCTGTTGCCGATGTCGACTGCCAAATTGCAGTTTCGATGTTAGCGGCGATCTTCTTAGCCTTCTGCGTCGCAAACGCCTGCTCAAATGGCACGCCTTCGTAGTTGCTGCCTTGCGAAAGCTGGGTAGCAAGCCACTTGGTCTCCAACTCGCGAGGGCACAACTCCTCTTGCACCTTCACACGCGCAACGCTGATAACGCGCTGGCTGAATGAGGTTGTGCCGTTGGCTACCCACGCGCACGCTGTAGCCGATTGAAACACGGCGTCGGTGTCCATAAGGTTTAACGCCTCTTGATTTTTTACGCCCACGCGCTTCTGCATGAGCGTCTGCGTTTTCGCGTCGAAAACGGCAGTGGTCAACAACGGGAGCTTGTTCTGCTCAACGTAGTCGGTTAGTCCTCCAATTGAAAATGACATAGTTTATTTTTTAAGGGTTTTTAGGGTTTCATTCAATTCTGCAAGGCGGCTGGCGCGGCTCATCTTCACGGATTCAACAACCGCGTCACTTGCTCTTTTCTTCGGCGCAGCGGTAGGCATCTGCGCCAACGCTGACAACGCCGTGTCAATCGTGCTGAACCTTGCGGCGTTAGCTTCAACCTCGCCGCCCATCTTCGCCATCATCTCCTCAACCTTTGCCGCCAAGGCAGCGATAGCCGCCTCCATAGCTTGCATCCTCTCTTCATGGGGATCAGCAGGCTTCTCTTCGCCTTCGGGTGTCACTTCAATCTCTACCTCTTGAGCCTCAACAGCTTCAGTTGCCGGTGCTGGTGCAGCGTCGCCGATCTCGACGATCTTGCCGCCCTCGGTGGTCACCACGCCAACTTCGGGGATGCTGTGTGCGCCATCGGGTGCAGGCAGCAGTCCTTCTTCAGTCACGACGTAGACCAACGTGCCAACGGCTAACTCGCCATCGACGCGGATCATCGTGCCATCCTCCAACTTATAGTCGCTGAACGCCAACGGCGCAGCTGCTGGCGCTGGTGCAGCGGAGAAGCTACGCAGCACGCGTGTTAATTCTGAAATTCGATCTGATAGGTTCATAGTGTTAAATATCATTGGTTTTGATAGTATGCAAAAAACTTTCAAAGGCTTGGGCAAACTCCGCCATCGCCACCTCTATCTCCGTGTCCGTTGGCTGCATCCCGAAGTAGCCTTCAATGCTGAACCCGGTGAACTGTTCGCGATCCTCCCACACTTTGTCGTTCTCGACCTTGAAGCTACCAAACCAGCTGCCATCCTTCGCGTCCTCGTAGCCATTCGGTGGGTTGATGCCGCGTTCCCTGTCGATCATCCAGCTTTCAAACATATACACGCCATCAATGGCGGTGCTGTGTTCAGCGTTGACGTTGTGCTGATTGCCCTGCTTGAAGTACTTCTGCACCATCTTGCGGATGGTTTCCCTTTGGAAAATAACGAAATACTCGCCCCGCGTTTTGTCGCGGCGTATGATCGGCGTATCGGCAAGCATCAACGGCCCTGTCAATACGCGCTTTTCCCCTGTTTCGGTAAATCGCATCTTCTCTTTGCTAAAGGCCTGAAATGGCCGCTCAATCGCAGGGGATTCAACGAGGGCGACGTAGCTGACGCCTTCGTCAACTTCGTCAATGGTCATCAGGTATACTGGTAGTTCCATAGCGTTAAATATCATCAGTTCCCCAACTGTGCAAATTCGCTGATCCTACGCAAGCGCCCTGATACTGTGCGCACGTCTGATTCAACGACATAGGCGCGCATGCCTTGACCTTGCCCTGCGCCTGCACCTTCATTCGGGTTGGTCAGCTGACTATTCGGGTTCATCACTCCGCCTCCCGATGCGAAGCCTCCTGTCGTTGGAGGTGCTGACCCGCCACCGCCGCCCATATCGGCATTTGACGATCCCTGAAACTGCTGGTTGCTGATAGCCTTAACGCGGATTGCCGCTGCCGCCGCTGCCGCCGCCGCCAAGATATAACTCAACGGAGGTGGTGCTGACTTAAACGCTTTTTGCGTTGCCGTGATGCCGTCAATGATTGCAGTACCCATTGACGCCTTCTTGTTGATGTCAAAGGCTCTGCGCTGTGCTTTTTCGCTCTTGCCGGAAAATAGCGTTGTTAAGTCTGCGATGCCTTGCAGCACTTGCTTGGCGCGATCAATTTTGCGCTGCGCCCTCATTGCATCAAGTGCATCATCATCCGCGTCTGCTTTTTTCTGCTCTGCGACGCCTGTTCTTTTGACAACCACTAACTCCTGCTCAACTTGTTTGCCTTTTTGTAAAAACTGCTCCAAGCCATTAACACCAGCGTAGATATATGACGCATCATTCTCGGCCTTCTTCTTGTTAAAGGCTTCAACGGCTCGAAGGTAGTCCTCCTGATCCTTCTTCTTTTTATCGAGCGCCTGCTTGTTGATATACACCTCGTATTGCGCCCGCAATAGGTTGTGCTTGTGATAAGCCTCTGCCAGAGCTTCCTCGTCTTTAGCGTTTTTAATTCTCTGCCTTGATAAATCAAACTCTTTGGCGAAGATTTGCATCTGCGATTCGCCTCTTGCCTCCATTACTTCGATTTGCCTCTCCAACTCCAAAGTCACGTCTGCAACCGCTTTCTTAGGCTCAATGCCCAAAAATCGCTGAACTGCTGCCGTCAATTTATCCCAATTCGACACGAGCAAGCCGATGGCTACCACCGCCGCGCCGATGCCTGTTGCTATGAGCGCCAAGCGAAACGCCTTCATCGCCCCTGTGCTAGTGCCGACTGCCAACGCATAGGCACGCTGCGCCGCTGCGTTCAGGTTGACCATAAGCGCGGAGTCCTTGTTGAGCGCATTGGCAACAGCCGTTGCACCATTGACTAACGCCAACGCCGCCTGCACCTTCATCATTGCCTTCTGAACATCCTCGCTCTCCTCGCCGAACAGCGCGGCTGCACCTTGCGCAACGG